TTCTTGTAAGGTGTAAATTTTATTGCGGTCAATTTTTTCAACGGCATCGGTTATGCCTATGCCGACTGTTAAAACATCAGCAGGGCATTGATAGGGCTTTTTCATGCAACCCTCTGCATTGCCAATCAGTAACAAGCCTTTTTCTGAGGTTCGAATTTCATTTCCATGAGTGGCAATTACCAGTCCAACAACGGCAGATATGGCGCAGATGTATTTGGCATAACGTTTAATCATGATGATGGATCCGTTGTTCGAGTTCTTTTTCTTTTAATTCAAAATCTTTTTTCTTGTAATACCAATTCACAAGAAAGGTGGCGACACCAATCACAATACCTGTAACCGATGCGACATCAGCCCAATTTACATTTGAGAACATATCGGCAATGCGTCCAATCAAAAAGGCGAATATTCCTGATATGTAAGATGCTTTTGATGGTGTGTCGTGCATATCAGCTCCAAAGTTGAATTGTGTCATTTGCTACACTGATTTTTTCTGTATCGGCATCTGGCAATATGACTGGGGTACCAATGGGAATAATGGGCTTATCCATTAAATGCGGATTGAGTTCGCATGTTATTTCGAGCAAGCCTTCACTTCGTCCAAAATGGCGATAAAGGATGGCATCTAAATTGTCATTTTGTTGTGCGTAAACTTGCATTAGATTAACTCCGCATCGACGCGTTTTCGGCCCAATATGTCGCTAATCGCAAAGCGAGCATCACGGCGTAATTCATCAATGCTGTCTTTGAGTAGTGCCATTTTCTTTTCGCCATCATTGGTGCTGTCGTAGCTTGCATAGCGTTCATAAAGGTTTGCCAGAGCTAAGCAACTTACCGCCCGTTTATAACGATAAATCAGCACGCTTTCGCCATTGAGGTAGGGGGCAGTGATCTGTTCTAAACCGTCGTGTTTGCTTTGCGTTTTAAACGTGGAGAGTTCTGCATTGACGCTTGCCATGCCCTCAATCAAGGCATCTTGTAAACGTTGTGTGGTAATGGTGCCGTCTGCACGGTATTGATTACGAAATTGAGAGAGTGACATATCGGGGAAGAAACCGTCATTACTGATAATGTCATCTAAGGTATCGTAATCATTTAACTGTTGCTGTACTTCGCCCATTTCATAATCGGGGGCAAGTTTGACTGATATTGCGCCGTCGCTCATTGATTTACCCTTATAAAAAAAGTCGGGTGAGGATTAAATTAAGCACGGCCAATAAATCCGTCAGAATTTGACCGCACTTTTAATCCGCCCGACGGCTGCGTGGTTTGCTCTTTACCAAAACCGATTATTCATCGGCTTTGTTTAATTGCTTACGTAATTTTTTAATATCGCCTTTCACGCCAATTTTCTGATCTAAACCCAAAGCACGTTCTAAATATGCCAGTGCTTGTTCAGGGTGCTTATCAACCAATAACAAACCCAATTCACGCAATAATCGCGCACGGCTTTCATCAGGCATGTCGCAATCAGCGGTGATGCGTTGGACTTGCTCTAAGTAAGCCACTTCGAACGGTTTATTTGCGGCTTGTGCGGCTTTGGCTTGGTCGGCAAATTCTTCTGCTAACAAGGTGCCAAGTGTTCGGGTGAATGGCTCGGGCAAACGTAAATCATGAAATACGGCATAGTCGGCAATCTGTAAGGCGAGATGATATTCGCCACAGTCAATTGCCCACACGCACCATGTCATCAAGACGTTATCTTGTTTACCACTTCCGACAGATAATGCCCCTTCAATCCATGGTAGATAGTCTGGCAAAATTTGCTTTTTAAATGCGGCTTTGCGTTCGGTCGATTGGATGTTTTTCAAATCCTTTCGATGTCTCGCAAGAATGCGGCACATTTTTTCGTATTCCGTGAAGTCGCTTAGATCTTCGGTTTCTGCCGCATTAGCAATAGCGGCAGAAACTTCCAGAAAATGGCGTTTGGTTGGGCGCATTATTGATTCCGTTATGCTGCCACAGACGAAATAGGCTCAGGAGCCTCAAGAATCGTAATATTTTTCGCCATAGCTACTGCCTCGTAGTTTTCCACAACATAGGCTTCGTTTGACGATAAATAATCTTCCACACGATTGCGTTCTGGCACATCTTTTAAGTGACGGCGCACTTTGCCTTCCTGCACGTAGATTGACAAGTTGTCTAGCGATGTGACTAACACTGTGCCTTTCGGGAAGAATGGAACAGATACGGCTTGTAACCCGCCCACACGTTTTTGGCTAATGACGGTGTCGCCTGCCAAAATTTCGCTTGGTTTTTCTTGGTTAATTAATGGGAAATATTTATCAGCTAATAAGTCGCTACCCATGATTGCAACCAATTTTGTGTCGTCACGGTATTGTGCTGGAATGAAATCTTCTTTTAATGCAAAGACAAGGGCATCAAGGTTTTTATAGGTTTTACCTGCACCGATTTCGATTTTGCCACTGCTTTTTTCAATTTCTTTTAACACACGGGCTTTGGCTTTATCTTCGATTTGGAATAACCAACCCTTATTCACATCTTGCAATAATGGATGTTCAGTGCGGTTTGTGGTTGCGGCTGCGCTTGTGCCATTAAAACCGATCATGATACGGTCTAATGCAATGCGTTCGGCTTTGAGTTTGCCCACACGTGCGGCAAAATCGGGGAATTTTGCCCAACTGTCTAAGGTTGGATAATTTAAATGCGTGTCAAAATTGGTTTGTTCGCAAGAATAGGTGTTTTCTTGCAAGCTGTGAATGTCTGTAGTTTCACGTGCTTTGGTATTAGTGTCAGTACGGCTTGCCACAGGCGAGAGCACACCTAAACGTAATGCGGAACCTTTCATTTCTTGCACCATCACGACATTGATGCGTTTTAAGAAATCAGAACTCTCAAGCACGGCATTTTCTAATTTTTGTTGAATAGTTGGCTCAACGGTAAACTGACCGCCATTCGCAACGAATGCCACATCTTCGCCGTTATCTTGTGCAACACCAGAAAGGTAAGCATTAAATTTTTGTTTGGTAAATTTATTCATTTGGTTTTTTCCTACGATAAATTAAAAGAAGCGGCCGTCAGTTTCAGGTTGTTCACCGTAAACTAAAGGGCGAGGATTTTCGGGTTCAACAGGCTTTTTGAGTTCTGCAAAGGTTGCTTGGATTTCTTCATTACCCGCTTTCATTTCTTCGATTTCAGCTTTTTGTTTGGCTAAATCGTCAGAAAGTGCGGTTAGTTTTTCCAAGGTTTCTTTGGTTTGCTCGGCTAAAAGCTCAATGGCTTGTGTTTGATCAGCAAAGCGTTCATCGTCTGATTTTTCTTTTTTCGCAAATAAGCCTTTGATTTTTTCAAAGATGCTTTGTGTTTCTTCCACAAATTCCAATTCAGTTTCAATAGCGGCAGTGAAAATGTTGTCTGCTTTTAACTTGCGGGCATTTAAGCCATTGTGCGAGAAACTTAACATTTCTGTGCCTAGGCTCGCTGGATTGTCAGTTACGGCTAAACCAACGAGATAGGCTTTGCCTGTATTTGCAAAATTGGTGTCAATTTCTACGGAGGTGTAAACTTTTTGCCCTTCTTTGTTTAAGGCAATAAGTGCATCAGTTGGCTGTAATTCAGCTAAAAGTTGTAATTTGCCGTCTTCACGTTCTTCTGCTTTCACGGCTAATACATCACCAAAGCAATGAGAATTTGCTAGTTCTGGCATGTATAAGGAGAATTTGATGTGGTCGAGATTGATACGTGCACCATAGGTGTTTTTTGGATCGTAACTTTCGGCTATTTCTTCAATCCAGTTGCGTTGAATGGTGCGGTCATCTGTAGTGGCACCTTCTGTTGCAACAATGACCCATTTAGATTTTTTTGCCATTGGTTGTCCTTTCTGTGGTTGGTTTGATTCAATGATTATCGCTATTCTGAAAGGTTTAATTTTGGTGGTCTATGAGTTGCTTTTGTTGTATGCCGATTCACAGAGCAAGCGGAAAGACTAACATTCGCCCCCTTTCTATTATGCGGTTGTAAATAGAAAGGATTAGGAATGGACGAACAAGTTATTAATCAACCTTCCCCCGAAGTGACGGCGGAAATCAAACGTAAAGCACAGCAGATGTATTTCAGTGGTTATAAAATCGCTGAAATATCTCGTCAGCTTGATATTCCTGCATCAACGATTGCCAGCTGGAAAGACAGAGAAA